ATAATGGAGCAGAAGGTGTTAACAACATAAACACGATTCCATTTGAGAACATTCCATATGAAAACATTAATGCTATTGGTAAGCAATGGATTCGTAGATTCGCTTTGGCTTTAACAAAAGAAATGCTAGGACAGATAAGAGGCAAGTTCTCCTCTGTTCCAATCCCTGGCGAATCCGTTACATTAAACTACTCCGAGCTTCTATCACAAGCAAGAACTGAAATGGATCAGTTAAGAGAAGAACTAAAAGCCATTCTTGAAGACACTACTTACGATAAGTTGGCTGAGATTGATTCTTCAATGCAGGACTCCGCGAAGAAGGTTCTTGAGAACATTCCAGCCGGCATCTTTGTAGGGTAACTGAATGTCTCGTAGCAAGAAAACAGAAAAACAAATAAAAGATAAACGATCCAAACGATTTGATTATGTCGGTGATAAAGAAGTAGCAGGCAAACTTCAAGAGATAGAGTTTATGCCTTCATCTTTGGAAACAATCGATAAGGCAATGCTTCGGTTCGTTGATGAAGATCTTAATCTTTTCTCTAATACGAATGATGGATTTAAGAAAGTTCCTGTCCTATGGGTCACAGCGGAACGAGCCTTTCAAATAAAACACAATAAAGATCTAAGAGATAAGGAAGAAACTCTAATCCTTCCTTTGATTACGATAAACAGATCTAATGTAACAAAAGAACAAAACTATCGTGGAACTGTGTTTGCTAACCTTTATCCTGTTGATGATGCTAAGGGTGGAACGATTACCATCGCGCGACAAATCAACCAAAAGAAGACAGCAGAGTTTCAAAACGCTTTAGCAAATAGAAAGTATGGCGCAGATAAAGACGTTGCCAGCAAAATGCTAAACACGAACAAAAGAAATATGCCTACGGCAAAAGTGGTATATGAAACCATTACAATGCCGATCCCTACATGGGTAAAGGTAATGTATCAGATTTCTATTCGCACTGAATATCAACAGCAAATGAATGAACTTATTCGTCCGTTCATTACGGTTCCTGGCAACTCTAGGACTCCAAAGCGAATCGAAGCCGAGGGTCACTATTATGAAGTCTTTATTGATGGCGGTTTTAGTAATAACTCTAACCAAGCCAACTTAGGAATGGAACAAAGAAACTACGAAACAGATATTAACATTGAAGTTTTGGGTTATCTTATTGGAGAAGGCGAGAACCAAGAAAAGCCTAAGATTGTTAAGCGTGAGAATGCTGTCGATATTAAGCTTGGAAGAGAGAGAACAATAGTAGGAGATATACCTCAAAACTTAAAGGATGGTTTTTACAGAGAATAATTCTCTTCATACTATTTAACACTATTTACTTTGAACATTTTTGTGAAATGTAGGAGATAAGAACGAATGTCAGTTAAGAATTACCGATTTGTATCCCCGGGCGTTTTCGTCAACGAGATTGACAACTCCCAACTTCCGGCTTCGCCAGCAGGAATCGGACCAGTTATCATTGGGCGCGCTGAAAAGGGACCAGCACTAAGGCCAACCACAGTTAACTCTTTTGAAGAGTTTGTTAACATATTTGGTACGCCAAACCCCGGAAGATCCGGAGACGATGTTTGGCGCCAGGGTGCCAACACAACAGCAACTACCTATGGTATGTATGCTGCTCAAGCTTATCTTCGCAATAGTTCTCCTTTAACTTACATTCGATTGCTCGGCGCTGAGTCTGATAATGCAACAGTAGCCGGCGAGGCCGGTTGGGATGCCGGTGCCTCTGGTGTTGCTTGGGGACTCGTTCTATTCCAAACTGGCGCCGCAAACACAGTTTTGACCGGAGCGCTCGGCGCGATTGTTTATGCTCAATCTGGCGTAGAGTTGCAACTTTCTGGCAACATCCTTAGAAACACCGGCACTACATATGAGTCTTCGGTGGCTCTTACAGGATCCGATGTTGTAGTCTTATCCGCCAACAATGATGCCAAAGAGTTTAAGACGATTATTCGCGATGGATCGACAACCGTTGACACAATCACCACCAACTTTAACAGAGGTGATTCCAGTTACATTCGCAAGGCTCTAAACACAAACCCGCAGTTATTAAACACCGCTATTACTGATGGAGATAACCAAGAGAAGTATTTCCTAGGAGAAACCTTCGATCGGCACCTCGACGCTGTATTGTCAGATGCCGACTCTGCTATTGCCGGTGCTTGGATTCGCTTAACAGACGGATCCACCGAGGGAGATGATTTCAGATACGATGCACAGGCTGCTGAAACTCCACAAATCATTAGTTGTAAACTATCCCCTGGTTCAACTCCAACAAGTCTTTTCAAGTTTGTTGCCAGAGGAGAAGCAGGTGATTGGACAAGCAAGAACCTTAAGGTATCCATTCAGGATATTAAGCGTTCAACAAACGAAGAAAACCAGTATGGCACATTCTCCGTTGTTGTAAGGCACCTAAGCGATAGCGATAACGTTGTAAGAGTTGTGGAACAGTTCAACAACTGCGATTTGAACCCTAACTCTCTTAACTACGTCGCTCGCAAGATTGGTGATTCATATGATGAATGGAATCAGACCGAGAGACGATATGTTAGAAAGGGCAACTACCCGAACAACTCACAGTATTTATACATTGATGTAAACTCTGATGTTGATGCTGGCGTAACTAACCCATCTTTACTTCCATTCGGCTTTGAGGGGATCATCAAATATAAGGATCTTTCATCTCAAACAGGGGCTGATCGAAGTGTTAGTTGGCTATCGGGCTCCTTCACAGATGTTCCAGCAACATCTGGGGGGGCATACACGACAGGTGGCGTCTTTATTGTATCTGGTTCCACAACCACAGATGTAACTTCTTCTGTTACATTCCCAGAGCCAGTTCTCAGAATTAGCGCCTCAGCCGGAAACCTTCAAAACCCAACAGATGCTTACTTTGGACTACAAACATCGAGAGGTGTCGGCTCCACAGTGTTCGCTAGCTCAACTATAGATTTGTTGCGCCCTCGCGGCGGTGCAGTCGGTTTCGAAGTGGGAACCGAGGAAGAGCTTTCTCCAACATTCACGCTAGACGATGTTTCTGGATCTGGTGTATGGGTTACAGGCTCCTCTACTAGCACATCTCTTACAAGTGTTAATGGCGCCGTATCAGGCGTCCTCGACGCCGGTTACGATCGCTTCACAGTTCCACTATTCGGTGGCTTCGACGGAGTAGACATCAAGGAAATGGATCCTTTCTCCGGAGTAAGAATGGGTGGTTCTGCAACTGACACAACCAGTTATGCCTTCTTCTCTATTAGAAGAGCAATCGATTCAGCTGCTGACCCAGAAGTTGTTGAAATGAACCTCGCGTCCATCCCAGCCCAGACACAAGACGGTTTGACTACTCACTTGGTTAGAACTTGCGAGGCTCGTGGTGATGCGTTAGCAGTCATCGATCTTCCGGACGCTTTCGTTCCGCGAGAAGATGGCACTGAGATTAATAGAAACAACACACAATCAACCATTACAACTCTTGTCAATGGATTGAGAAGTAGAAACCTCAACTCTTCATACGGTTGCGCTTACTACCCATGGGTCAGAGGTCGCGACACCATTAACGGCGCGTTCGTATGGCTTCCACCTTCAATCCCGGCAATCGGAACATTCTCTAGCTCACAGCGAAAGACGCAGGTATGGTTCGCACCAGCCGGCTTCAACCGCGGCGGTTTAACAGAAGGTTCTGCTGGCATTCCAGTTGTAGATGTAGCACACCAGCTACGACGCATCGACCGCGATAACCTTTACACTGCCAACATTAACCCGATTGCGAAGTTCCCGGCAGAAGGTATTGTAATCTTCGGACAGAAGACGCTACAAGTTACACCGTCAGCACTCGACCGTATTAACGTTCGTCGCCTAATGATCTTCGTTAAGAAGCGCATTTCACAGATTGCTGCTGGTTTACTGTTTGACCCGAACGTTCAGCAAACATGGCTACGATTCAAGGCACAAGTTGAGCCTTTCCTAGCAAACGTTAGAACTAACTTTGGTCTAACTGATTACAAGGTTGTTTTGGACGACACAACAACAACACCGGATCTTGTAGATAGAAACATTCTGTACGCACAGATTTACTTGAAGCCAACAAGAGCTATTGAGTTCATTGCCATTGACTTCAATATCACAAGAACTGGTGCGTCATTTGACGACTAATAAAATGCGGGGAGTTCCGGCTCCCCGCACTATATAATAATAGGACAATAGGAGAACCATTTAAATGCCATTTTGGACAAGCGCACTTTCAGAGCCAAGAAGAGGACACCGATTCTTGCTTTCACTACCAAACCTAGTATCTACTAATCAGGCTTTTAGATACGAGCAGTATCTTGCAAAGACTGTTACAAAGCCTGCTTACACAGTTTCAGAACAGGCTCACAAGTTTTTGGGCAACACATATTACTACCCAGGAGTAGTTGAGTGGGATCCAGTTAGCGCCACAATCGTTAATGCGATCAACCCAGATGGTAACAAGATCCTATATGATGCGCTTGTCAACTCTGGATACCTAAAGCCAGATGTACAAGAGGCTGTCTTCAATAACCCAGCACAGGCCCCGGGCACTGTTAATAAGCAAGGTGCTGTTAATGCTCTGGGCAATGTTGTAATCGAAGAGTTGAATGGACAAGGAGGTCTCGTAGGCACTTGGACTCTCAACAACGCTTTCATTACAAACGCGAAGTTTGGAGATTTAAGCTACGAAGACGATGGCATTCTTAATATTGATATCACTTTCCGCTATGATTGGGCTGAGTACGAGTCTGGTCCAGCAGTAGCAGCAGTAACAGACCTATAGAATACTAGAAAGAAGGTGATTTTTGTCACGCAGAAATAACTTAGAGCGGTTAGGCGCACCGCAACCAGACGCGCCAACACCCCCCACTTCACAGGCATCTGATTTATTTGCCTTTATAAATCCAACAGAATTCGTTGATCTACCGAGTAAAGGTTTATTTTACCCGGAAGGTCACCCTCTTCATAATCAAGCTGTTATAGAGATTAAACATATGACAGCAAAAGAAGAGGATATTCTAACATCAGAAGCATTATTAAGAAACGAGTTGGCGATCGACCGTCTATTGGAGTCGGTTATCGTTGATAAAAGTATTAAAGTCGGGGATTTGCTTCTTGGAGACAAGAATGCCGTCTTGATAGCCACAAGAATCACAGGGTTTGGTTCATTTTACGATGTAACTGCTAACTGCCCGTCTTGTTCTAAGAGTTCAGAGTATACTTTTGATTTAAATGATCTTAAGCCTCAAGATATAACAGATGTCGATGGTGTAAGCAACGAAGGAGAAGGAGTATTTTCCTTTGATCTTCCAGTATCAAAAGTTAGAATCTATGTTCGCTTGCTAACATCAAGAGATGAAAAGAAGATAGCCTCTTTATTGGTAAAGACCGACAAAAATGGAGCATCAAATCCAGTAACCGGTCTTCTAAAGTCTATTGTTGTTCAAGCAAATGAGCATTCTGATTTGCCAACTCTTAATAAGTTCATTGAAGCGATGCCTATCCCCGATGTTAAGCATCTAAGAAATATTTATGAGAAGATAAAGCCCGATTTGGACCTTCGTTTTGATTTCACCTGCCCCTTATGCCACGAAGAAGGAAAGGTAGGTATGCCGCTAACGGCACGGTTTTTTTGGCCTGACACCTAAATACCAAGAGTCTGTCTACGAAGAGTTTTTTCTATTAAAACATCATGGTGGATGGTCGTTCACTGAAATGTATAATCTGCCCATCGCTCTACGTCGATGGTTCCTTGAACGTTTAACAAACGAGTTCAAGAGACAAAAAGAAGAATCAGATAAAGCAAGAAGAAAGTAAGTTCTTTCTTTTTCTAAACTATTTATATTTAAACAGAGGTTTAAACGTATGAGCGATATAGTAAAACAAGTAATAGATCTTAATCAAATAGGCAAGCCGCTGAATGAAGCATACTATACAGCATTCTCTAATAAAGTTCGGGATATGATGCTTGATCTTTATTTTATGGGTTTTGATGTTCCGATGAACATTAAGGGAACTTCTGCGCAAGTAGATTCTTTCATGAAAGCACTAAAAGGTGAAAAGAGGTATATGGACTCATATATTAAGCATGGACTTAATGATCCAAAGACGATGAACTCTAAATATACTTTATCAAGTGCGGTTAAGAATTTTGAATTAGAGACGGGCCTAAGGTGGCCATTCAAAAACTAGGAGTTTTAAATGGCTACATTAGACGAACTTAAATTAAGATTAGAGGAAGAAAAAAGACTCCTTGAAGCTGAGGAAGAACGGAATTTCTCGCTTACTAAGAAAATAGATCTTCTTAAAGAAGAGCGCTCGGAGATGGGGAAAACCTCCACCGAGTATAAGACTGCCACGGAAGATTTGGCAAAACTTAGAGAAGAGCAGGAGCAAGTCACTGCAGCCATCAAGAAACAGACCGCGGCCCTCGATGCACAGAACAAAGCCTACGACGAAAATGCTAAGGTAGCGGCTGCAACAAAAACTCAACTTGAAGGGTTAACCCAGGGTTTTTTCAGCCTTGAGACTTCTCTAGGTAAGATGGCAAAGGGGTGGTCCCAAGGAGACCTCAGTCTTACCAAATTTGCGAAATCCGGCCTCGTCGGCAAATATGCCATGGGCCAATTGGCTGCAGCCGGCGCGAAGGCTATCGATATGTTTGGCAAATTTGGCATTCAACAAGATGAGCTGCTAGCACAGTTTAGAGCTTCCACTGGCGCCGGCGATGAGTTTAATGAGGTTATTCGCGACGTAGGGTTAGCAAACTTACAAGCCGGCGTTGGCTTAAAAGAAAGTGTAGCCGCTGTAACAGAACTCAAGAACACATTCACAGATTTTACCTACGCCAGTAAAGAGCAACAAATAACATTAGCAGCAAACTCTACTCTCCTTAATAAGATTGGAATGAGTTTTAGCACACAAGCCAAAGTTATGCAAACTGCTACCCAAGCAATGGGCATGTCGGCTGATGAATCTCAAGTTCTTTTAAGGGATCTTGCATCTACTGCCAAATCATTAGGCGTTGATGTAGACTCTTTAGGCGCAGACTTTGCCGCTAACCAAGACTTTATTGTTCGTTTTGGCGAAAGCGGACAAGAGGTCTTTGAAGAAATGGCAGTTGCTGCGAAGGCACTCGGAACAGACCTGGGAACTTTGATCGAAGTAACCGAAAAGTTTAAAACATTCGATTCAGCGGCACAGTCTGTCGGTCGCCTTAATGCTATTCTTGGTGGACCATTCTTAAACTCTATTGATATGCTAAATGCATCTTACGAGGATCCAATAGAAGGCATCAAGATGCTTCGCGATGGGTTTGATCAAGCTGGGGTGTCGGTTGAAGATCTATCCGGCGCGGAACTGGAAGCCTTTGCGTCAGCACTCGGTCTTTCGGTAACTAAGACCAAAGAACTTCTTGGTAAGTCAAATGAAGAGTTAGAAATACAGAGAATGAATCAAGAAGAGTTGGCAGAAACCGCTCAAAAAGCGCAGAGCGCCATGGAACAGTTGACAAATGCCTTTAACCAGTTGTTGGCAGATGGCAAACCTTTGATTGATAATATTATTGTTCCTATGATTGAGATGATTGGCACCCTAGCAGGATGGCTTGGCAGCGCCGAAGGGGCCCTGCAAAAGTTTATGAGAGTTGGAATCGCTGCTGCTGGCGTTGCAGCGCTCATTGCAGCACCTTTTACCGGTGGAGCCTCCATCGCGACCTGGGCCGGCCTCGCGGCTTCTCTTGGAGTCGGCGCCGGAATAGGCGCCCTATCACTAGCAGCAGGAAGTGGCACCACTGCCCAGTCTTCTGCTATGCCAGGATTTGCTGATGGTGGTGTAGTCCAAGGAACTTCAATGGCTATGGTAGGCGAGAGAGGTCCGGAAATGGTCGAAATGCCTGTTGGCACCAGAGTCACAACGGCTCCAAAAACAGAGCAACTTACAAATGCTATAACAAAACTAATCAATAAACTAGATAATAATGGCAATGGAGCACAAAACATTGCTGTGTACATCGGTCAAGAGAAAGTTGACGACATTGTTGTTAAGGCAATGAACTCAACTTCCGGAAAGAAAGCCTTTGGAGCGTTTTCAAATGGATAAGAGTATAAATAAATGATTCAAGCACCGTCATTAAGAACAGACTCATTTTTTACCATCTTTGTCAAACATCTGCCTACTTCTGAAGAAGTTTCATTTGAGGGATGGGTAACAGAGTTTTCTGATCAGTTTTCTTCTAACTGGAACCAAACATCAGTGTATGGTCGTATGGACCCTCTAGCTACTTTCGAAAACACGCAAAGAACGATTTCACTAGGATTTGATGTTGTTTCAGACGATATCAATCAGGCTGCAGCAAATCTTGCAAATATCAACTATTTGATTGAGTTTCTTTACCCTGAGTATACTAGTGACCAAAGAGGCATTCAAACTACTTTAAAAGCAGCGCCTTTATTGGGCATGAAGTGGACAAACCTTATTAACAACTCATTTGGTGCTGGGTATTTGTATGGATATATAAATGGTGGAGTTAACTACTCGCCAGATATTGGAGAAGGCGGCTTTATCATTAAAAGTCAGAATGTATTTAGAGATTTAAATTCCGGCAGATCCCCCGAAAGTTCTCTGGTCGGAGGAGCAAGGACTACTGGCGGCGTCACAAATGTTAATAAAAGACCCACACTTGATGTTGGAGCAGGATCCTTTCAGGGACGGACCCCCGGCAGCGATTCTGATAGGGGACTTTACACGATTACTGGTAAAGAAAATACATTTATTCCAAAAAAAGTAAGTATATCCTTCACATTTAATGTTTTACATACTCACTTAACCGGTTGGCAAAAGGATGCCATAACAGGAGATTCAAACTTTTCTACCGGAATGAAAAGGCAGTTCCCAAATGCAGTTTATGTAGCAGAGGATCAAAGAACTTTACTTACAGAGGGTGAAGAGGTTGTCGTGGATGTGCAATCAGAATTAACTAACCAAGCATTGGTTTTGGAAGGCTCCTAATGCCAACAAGATACGATAGAAGAAGAAAACTCTCTATAACAGACAAGAATGATCTGTATGAAAACCTTTTAGAAGATAGGCACTTAAACTCAATCCGTTATTATTCTACTCCTCAGCTTGATTACCCCACAGTAGAGGAAATGAAAGGATTGACACGAACTCGTCACATATGGACAACAGGGGATCGGTTCTTCAAGCTCTCAATACAGTATTACGGGTCAGCCCAATATTGGTGGGTTATTGCTTTATTCAATCAAAAGCCAACCGAAGCAGATCTAACAGTAGGAGATTTAATATATATTCCTCTGCCGCTGCAGGATATCCTCAGATATTACGATAGGTAGGGATTATTATGACATCACCTACAAATAATATCTACTCTTCTGAACTCAAAGAGCTTGGTTCCCAACTTCGAGAACTCTACATCTATATTCTTGCTTATGAAGAAGTTGTATTAAATCCTGAAAAGTATCTTGAACAGGGCGTCCGAGATGAACTAGTCAAAAAGGGTATAATTAATACCAATCAGTCTATTAATATTGAGATAGTTAACCGAAATACTGATCTTTTAAAAGCAGGCAAATATCAATATGTAAGTTTTGAATCTTTAATAACCGGCGTAAGTTTTAATATATTTGGATATCGCGAAGGGGCCGGCCCAGATGGACGGGATTTAGATCTAAGCGGATTAGACGATTCCTTAACTAAAAACATTTCCCGAGAAGTTCAATTATTGAAATTAAAATGGTTTGTAGAAGGAACTCCCGCTCCGATCAAGAAAAGCAACTATGGCGGATCTACTCTCGTAGATACTAGAATCTTAAATGAAATATCCACATTTACAAATGGCGGCCCTAAAAGTAAGCTGATCGCAGAGAACGGTGGATTTATATCTTCTCCATTTTTTGAAGATGAGATTGTTTCTAGCGAAAATTATGATCTTCTGTTCGCAGCGCTTGGCGCATTAAGGACTGCTTTTACTTCTGCTTCAATTTTTCAAGATGGAAATTCAAATAGACAAAGCGTATCTAAGAATACAGAATATAATATTCTTAGTCCTGATTTGGCTGTGGACTCTCCGCAATCGCTAAGAGTAAAATGGACTCAACTAGGAGGCAATTATCAAACAGAAGAAGGTCTTAACTTAGCATTTATATATACTACTTTATTTAATAGTTTAAAGGTTTTTGGTTTTTCAAGAGATGAAACATCTCCTGCTTCACCCATAAACGTAAACAACTCATACCATCAGCAGTTTTTAAACGATGTAGAAACCATACGACGAAAATTGATTGGAGATACGGCCGCGGTAGCAGCCGATAGGAGCGCGCTTCTACAAAGAAACCCTATAGCCGGCGCGCTTACAACAAATCCAGAAGAACTTATATTAAAAAAAGTTCCACCTCCCAAACTAACTCCTTTTGACTTCCAGTGCTATCTTTTAGAGAATATCTCTAAACTAGTTGATCAAAGAGGCAATGCTAACTATAAGCACGTCATTCCTGTAACCACGGATGGAGACCCAGGCAGCATTATCAATACCATTCAGCACGGCGGCAAGACAGGCGCCGTGAAAGAACTGTTAAATATATGTCCAGAAGTTTATGCTCTTTTGGTTCCTTATTTAAAGATTTCAAGATTAGACTATGATAAGTTTGGCAATGTAGCAACAGACGGAAACGGTCGAGCCATAATGTCTGATTTGGAGATCCCAAACTTTCTAACGCAAGACGACATATCAGATATTTTATCCGGAAGAGCAGGCAGAGCGACCGGAGCCGGCATTAAATCGTTTAGTTGGTCGCTAGATGGCGTCCAGCCGGCAGAAGTTGACAATAACATCAAAGCTACTTTGGTTATGTATTTTCAATCAGTTAATGATTTTTTCAATGGAGCATCTTCTGCTGGGCAACAAACACCTAACTTTCTAGATTTGATTATCAACTCCCCGGCTGTAAAAAAGTTAAAAGAAAAAGAAGGAGATGATCCCGAGGTAAAGTCTTGCCCAGACGATCTAATAAAGCCAGAACTTCACAAAGGATACGAAGGAAGAAACTATAGAGTTAAGATTTGTGCTGGCTGGGCCGTTCCGGACAAAGAAACTATTCTAGAGTTAGTAAAAGATGATTCAAAAGCAGAAAATCTAGTAGAAGCCATCGCAGATTCAAGAATATCTTTATTCTTACAAATGACACAGCACCAAATCAGCTTTAATCAAAATGGAAGTTTAGAACTGACAGTAGATTATCAAGCTAGTTTGGCTGGCTTGTTGTCCGGTAGAACGGCTGACATATTTGATGAAACTCCAAAGCTAATAAAGGAAAATATAAAAGGTCAGGAAGAGATTATTGATAACATCGATGACATTGATGAAAGTAATCTGACAGATTCTGATAAAGAAAAGAAAAAGGCTGCTTTAGAAGAGATCAAGAAAATAAAAAATAAAGACAAGAATGTTAAATATAAAAAACTTCTCAAAAATATATACAGCGCTGACGCTATTCGTTTCATATCTTTAAATCCAAATGAGTTGTCGATGACGCCGTATAAGGATCTGACACCCAAACAGCGCCAAAAAAGAGTAAAAAGAAGAAATAATGAAACATTAGAGGTATCCAATGTAGGCAGCAAGAGGCGCGCCATCAATCAAGAACTTATAGACTCTATTAATAAAGACCCGTCCGCGGACACAACAGAGGTAGCAAAAGCATATTCAGAAGTGGCTACTAAATCTTTTGAAGAAATGATGAAGCAAGATAAAATAGCTATTCCGTTCTTTTATCTGGGGGATCTATTAGATGCTGTAATAGAAGAGATAAAGATAAATAACAGCAACAACACTTCTGACGGTCTTAAACCATTAAACTTTAACTTCTTTATATCAGACGTTGAAATGATTGACCCTTTGCTGGCATTTAAAGCAAAAAATCTTGAAGATTTAATCAACTGTGGCTATAACTTAAGAGAAATCGAGTTTATTGAAAGCGCTTCAAAAGAAACTCCAACAAAGAATGCCGAGCTTAATGGAATATACAAGACAATGAATATAGGAGACATTCCTATTTCCTTGGACGCATTCCAGCTTTGGTTTAAGAACAATGTTGTTAAAAAAGGTAGGGAAAACTATTTCTTCTTATACTTTGTCAAAGATGTGTGTAAAGAAATGATTTCTAGGGCTTTGTCTTCGAAGTGCTTTGGAAAAGAGTTCAATTTTGAGCAAAGATTCGATACGCAGCCCTTGACGTTGGCAAAGCAAGAAACTAAAATCTCTAACTTCACACCAAATGTGCTAACAACAGCACAAAAAATCTCTAATGCAAAGGCTTCCATATCTTGCGATCTGGATCCAACTCAAACAGAGCTTGGGTTATTATTATATCCCACAGATTCTAACCCCAAAGATTTGAGAGGAGACTATACGAAAGATGTTGGACGCGGCATATACCACCATTACCTGGGATCATCTTGTGGTCTTGTTAAAAAGATAAACTTTAATAGACAAGATCAGCCATACCTTAGAGAGTCAAGGATCCAAAAAGAAGGCGCCTTGGGCGCAGAGCAGTTGCGAGAGCTTTACTCTGCCAATATTGATTTAGTTGGCAATACTCTATATAGAAATGGTATGTATATTTATATTAATCCATCTCTTATAGGAGCAAGTCAAGAATATTTAGATTATCTTGGACTTCACGGATACTATCTTGTCACAGCAGTTAAATCAACAGTTACACCAAATAGTTTTGATGTTTCGATCGAAGCCCTTCACGAAGGCATTGAGTTTAAGGGCAACAAACTGCAACCTTCGGCATTCGATACCGGAGACTTTGAGGGCCTTGATCCCGAGAGAGCACCAGCGAGTATTGTCCAGAGAGAGATAGAGGATCCCCTCCCGGCCGGCGTCCCGGGGGGAGGTCAAGACAATGCTGGTTACAGCATATCTCCATTGCCGGAGGGCACGACTTCGAACGACGCCTACGACGATATCGTCTTTTAGCCTATGACCACATTCGACTATACAACATTTGATTTACAGAATCCATCCGGAAATAACGGACTGTCTTCCTTTGCCTTATATTTTCAGAGACTAATGTATAAGGAAGCCGTATACCCTAATGGCGCAAAGATTCCTCTTGACACTTGGTATGACAAGCGCTACTATGGTCGTGTGAATAGATTACAAGACACTATTATCCCTGGCTATGAGAACCTAGCGCCTTTGGTCACTGTTGGAAGACCAAATCTTATCGCACTGAACTTTGTAGTCCAGGCATTTGAGGACTTTGCTGCTCATATGAGGAACGCCACGATTTTGGGAGTACTGAGAACTCAAAACTCAAATAACAAAATCTTTGATATGAAAGCATATCAAGCATTCAATGATCCAACAGCAGTATACAATCAGTTTACACAACAACTATACACTTCATTTGTAAATGGACTAACACTTGATCAACAAAACAAAATAACTAACTTTGAGACATTTGTTGATGTGTGGTTCACTTATATGAAGAATGTATCTGCTGTGGTTCCGGTAACAAAAACCAACCATCTTTTAACCGGAGTCACCAACACATTCAACTCGGGACTCTCCGTCGCAATCGATTTAGGACCAGCAGAGAATGATGAGTATAAGTATGATAACTGGCTTAACGATCCAAACTTTGATTTCTACACCAAAGCGGCAAAGAAGTTTGGCTTTATTGTAGATAAAAACATTCCTTGGGTATTAACAGCAGATTTATTCTCAGACGCGTGCTTATCTTATATTGAATCTTATTTTGATGAAGAGACAAATCAAATAATCACAGAAGAAAACTTCTTTGACATATATTATTCTAAAACATATATGACAGATATTGATAATATAAAACAGTTAACTATAAATGCTTATTCAAACTATATTGAAAATAATCCTTTATATCAAGTTATAAAGTATAAGCCAAACTGTGATAAATATGATGTTGTAAATAAGTTTAGACAATCTTCACCAACAAATGTAGATAGCATTTTATCAGACAAGATTCTACTCGATTTGTATCTCTTTTTAAGATCATCGGAGTCAGGCAATCCTCTACAGATTACTAAAAAACTAATGATAGAGTTATCAAACATCTATTCTATAAGACCAGACAAAAGTCTTGATGGATTAGGAAACGCAGCCAACTATATTAACCTTATTTATCGTGATTACATTTATGACTTTACTACTCTCCTACTAAACCCGGATATTCTAAATGACCTTGACAATCAGGTCAGAACTGGTAAGATAGCAACAGTGGGCAGCATAGCCCAGCAACTTTACTAGGGAGATATCTTGCTTTTTCAGGTTCTTGACGCAAATCGCGATTGCGTCGGCTATTTTGCTAGAAATAAAATAAACTCAACAACCGAACTTCCGCCCCAAGGCTCCACTTGGGAGTATTCAGCACATCTCGGCTCAGGCAAATACGAAATAGCACGTATTTACGCCAACGGTGCGACGATTACAGACGTTTGTCCCGAGCATATGAAGGCTGACTGGGAGAAAATCAAAGAAACGCTTAAATCGTGTCTCAAAGCCTTCAATACTGCGAACCTTTCTTTGAAAGATAACTGCTTTTATGATGTATTGCCGGAATATTTCCTGTATCAGTATCTCGAAGCAAAAAATCAAGTCACAAAGCACGTTCTGGAAAACATTGAGAAGCCAGAGAACTACGATCATATGTTTAATCTTGTAAGAATGCTTGGAGACATAAGTTCTCGGCATTTGAACGTAGATATTCAGCCAATCAAGCATCTTTTGTCGTCTGTAAAGGGAATGAACTTTCATAAGACGCTTCGATCGTCTAACTGGGTGTGTGATTACAATCCTTGGGGCACTGTAACAGGTCGTTTATCAACAAAGCCTAACTCTTTCCCGATTCTTACAATGGGCAAAGAATTTCGTCCTTGTATTAAGCCTACAAATGATTGGTTGTTTGAGTTAGACTTCAATGCTGCTGAACTTCGTGTTCTTTTGGCTCTCTCAGGAAAAGAGCAGCCTCAAAACGATATTCACGACTTCAACGTTGAAAGAGTCTTTAATAATACGCTCACTCGTGATGAAGCCAAAACAAAAACGTTTGCTTGGCTTTATTCTGCGAGTAAAAACACAGAGTTAGAGAAACTATACAACAAAGAATCAGTGCGAGATAAGTATTGGGATGGATGTAATATTAAGACTGATTATGGTAGAATAATGAAGAATGTTGATGATCATCGTGCCTTAAACTACATTGTTCAAAGCACTACGATCGATATGGTCCATGAACAAGCATATAAGATCTTCAAGTTCTTGGAGAATAAGAAAAGCAACATAATGTGTCTTATTCACGACGCAGTTTACATTGATTTAGCCGAAGAAGATAAGTTCGAAATAATAAAAATGCTTGACTTATTCAGGCAAACGCGGTATGGTTGTTTCACGGTGAACGTCTCCGCAGGAAAAAACCTTGGAGAAATGAAGGAACTAAAACTATGATCATACACCACCAAAAACTAGTGAGAGATCAAATACCAGAGGTTATTAAGGAATCTGGTAAAGAGTTTTCATTTCATCAGTGTAATAAAGAAGAGTTGATTTCATTTGCTAAAAAGAAGCTTCTAGAAGAAGCACAAGAGTTTGTAGAGAATCCCTGCCCAGAAGAAGCAGGAGATATATTGGAGATTCTGTTTTTCCTCACAGATACACTGAATATTAGAAAGCAAGAAATCGCCGCACATCGCATTTCAAAGTTTGCTCGCAATGGCGGCTTTGATAAGGGAATCGTCTTGGAGTGGGTTAAAGAATGATTGTTGTTGGTTTAGGAAAAGCAGGCTGTAATATTGCGAAGGCTTTCTCAAAGTTTCCTCAATATGAGACACATTCCATTGATACAACCGAAGACGCTGAGATTACAATCTTAGAATGTAAGTCTCACGAAGAGTATGATGAAAAGTTCCCGGCTTTAAACTTAAACATTCAAAATGAAGATGTGCTTGCTATTATCGCCGGTTCTGGTAAGATCTCTGGCGGATCATTACGGTTGCTAGAACAACTACAAAACAACAAAATCACAGTTCTTTACATTGAGGGCGATCTAACGATAATGTCCGATACACAAAAGAAACAAGAGAGAATCGTTAGTTCAGTTTTACAAGAATATGCTAGATCAGGCGCCATAGAGCAAATCATTATGGTAAACAATGCTTATATTGAACGAAGCATTGGAGATATGTCTATCATAGGGTATTACGACACTTTAAATCAGGCAATAGTAAACATTATTCATATGATGAATGTATTCAAGCACTCAGAGCCTGTAATCGGCAACTTTATCACCCCGTCAGAACTGTCTCGGATCTGCACGATCGGCGCAGTTACATTAGAGGGAGACGATTACACCGAATACGAAGAAAAATGGTTTTACCCCTTGACTTATACGAAGGACGTGGTATACTATTATGGTATTGGAGATGACGACCTGAAAAACGACGGGACGCTCTTCAGAAAGATTAACAACTTTGTTAAATCACGCCTTGACACGGGAGCAAATGTGTCGTATGGTGTGTTTAGAACGAGCTACGAACAAAAATATTGTTATTGCATTCGGTATGCGTCTGTGGTACAATACATTGACGAACTTCTAGGCGATCAGGATATTAGCTGATCGTACTTTAACCCACGAAAGGAAATAAAAATGGGTATTAATTTAGATAAAATGCGAGCAAAGCTGGCAGCCTTACGAGGTGAGGGAAAAGGTGGAGATTCTGTTTTCTGGCGACCGGAGGATGGTGATCAAGACATTCGCATTGTTCCTACTGCTGATGGAGATCCCTTTAAGGAGATGTGGTTCCACTACAATGTTGAAAAGGGCGGCTTCCTTTGCCCGAAGCGCAACTTTGGTGATGATTGTCCTGTGTGCGACTTCGCTTCACAGCTTTGGCGTGAAGGCGTAAACAACAACGATGACCAATCCAAGAAGATGGCGAAGTCTCTCTTTGTTCGTCAGCGTTTCTTCTCACCAGTAATGGTTCGTGGTCAGGAAGACCAGGGCATCCGCATCTGGGGATATGGTAAGACTGCTTACGAGAACCTTCTTTCACTTGTGCTCAATCCTGAGTATGGTGATATTACCGACACTGAGGCAGGCACCGACCTAACTCTAACTTACGGTAAGCCCCCGGGAGCACAGTTCCCGCAGACAAAGTTGGTTCCCCGCCGGCGTTCATCCGCTCTCTGCGAGGATCTAACTCCTGACAAGTGCGCTGACCTTCTGGACAACATTCCAGACTTTGGCGGTCTCTTTGAGCGTAAGACGACTGATGATGTTCAGGCAGTGCTTGATAACTTCGTCAACGCACAGGTTGAGGATCCCGAGGCTATTAGCAGCGAGACTTCAAAGTATGGAAATAAGAAGGGTGACGGCGAGGTCAATGCCGTCGAAACTGCGTTCGCAGAACTAGGCGCCCTTTAACATATAACCCACAGGGAGGCACAGGGTTACAGGTGCCTCATTATAGAAAGGAAGAGTTATGACTACTACTACGAATCGACTTGAACAGTTGATCACACTTCTTGAGGAAGCCCGTGATGATCACGAAAAGTTCTTTAGTGCTGGAAACAACGCTGCGGGAACCCGTGTTCGCAAGGTGATGCAAGAGGTAAAAGTTCTCGCTCAGGAGCTTCGTCTTGAAGTTCAAGAGACTAAGAACGCTAGGTAAGCTCTACCAACCGCAGGGAGGCATGGGTTACAGATGCCTCAACATAACATAAAAGAACTAATAGTTTCTGAATGAACTGTTAGCTCACATACTTGAAAGGAAAAAATTATGTTAACTCCAATGGACGTAGGTCAGTTTATAAGCGCATGTAGTGATGCGCGTGTTTATTATGATAAGGCATTTCAAAGGCGCTTTGGCGCTTGGACTAGAAAACAGGAAAATCGCTTCCTCTTGAAGCTTTTTACTAAAAAGGCTCATACCTTGATAGTGGTTGCTGATGTTTTGGCGTGTTTAGACTATTCGCGAAACAAGGGGCAAATGAACAGTAAAAACGCTTATGAAAAGGTTTTTAAGCGTGGGTATACCTTCATTTCACTTGATGGGCAGCACCGTACTAAAACTATCCTTAGATTTTTTAACAACATGTCTACATTGACGGGCATTTTTACGGATAATCTCGGCGTGACACATAATCTTAACAATGTGTATTTTAAAGATCTGCCAGATGTTTTACAAACTCAGTTTTTGTCTGCACCTGTCAATCTTTCAAAAGAAGTTGATTCACTTTATGAAGATCTGTCACAGCACTTTCGTGATTTAAATAGCGGCTCGGCTACTAATAATCAAGAGGGTCGTAATTCTTATGCTTCCCCGATTGCTCATCAGGTTCGCGCATGGCGCGATCGTTGGAAAGATGCCTTATCGCGGGTGGTGAAAGGCGATGATGTTGTAAGAATGGCAGATGACGAATTAGTAGTTAAGATTGCAATGGCGCTAATTCTCCGTTATAACAACAACTCTTTTTCAGCGCAACCTGACCTTACTACGGCTACTCTGGATAAATTTTATACAATTGGTCTTCAAACACCGAGTATTGATTCTCGGACATCTCCGTATCTAAGAACAGAGATTGACCGTGTAGGTGCCATTTTAGAGATGGCTATGATTACATTTGAAAAGCAGACATTTTACACGGCATCTAAATTAATAGCAGCGAAGACAGCATGGGCTGTGATTTTGGCTTGCGCCTGGGCGTATGATAATAGCTTTATGATCGCGGACCACAACGCATTCTTTAATGCTGTGAAAAAGAATGATGACGAATTAATCGATCAAGGAGAAAGAGCTTTTATCGCCGCTAAGGACGCTACGATTGCCAATGGTGGGGATCCTACCGATGTGACAAGAAATCGCTACTACCACGCATGGCCGGGGCTTCCCCATCAAAAGGGCCCCCGAGCTAAGCGTAATCGCGATCTTTGCGCGCGCCTCGACACTTTTGTGACGAGTAGTGATCTCGGAAGCTTAGGCTTAGTAGAAGTAAAAGACTTGGCCGCATAGGGCCACAACCGCAGGGAGGCATGGGTTACAGATGCCTCAACTTATCACAACAACAACATTATAAAGGAAGAAAATGAGTGATTTTATTAACAAGCTCCGCGAGCTTAACGTTTCAGAGGATACGTTCCTAACCCTATCATACACCGAGGGAAATGATGTATGGCATATTAACGACGGTTACGTCAACGATTCAGTTTATGAGACTGAGACAGCAGGATACTTAGGTAATCTTCTGGCTTCTAATATTCCAGTGTATTCCCAGTATGGTAGTACAAGTGAAGGAAATGATCTTCTAAACGCAATGCGCGCCGATGGAGAGCTTGACGAGTATGAGCGAGGAGATGAGTATTTTAATGAGTTCCTAACCGAGAGGCTTCAGGTAACCATTTATGAGGGTGAGTATTCACTAGAGTATTCAACCGAGCAGTATGACTACAAGCGTGGTCGCTGTGATATCTCTACATCTGTCCGTGTTCGTGCTGGTGATCTTTATGCCGCACAAGCAGCAACCAATGGGCGATTCGCAACATTTGATGCTGATACTTTCGTTCTTGGGTTCAACGTTTCAGTTGAAACCGACAACGGCACACTAACTCTAAACTAGAAAGGATAAGAATATGTTTAAAAACCTAAATAAGATGATGCTTTTTGTATTTTTGATTTGCTTTATGGGTCTCGCTACTGTATTATTCAGTGGCTGTCCTTCTGAGGCTGATGACGATGATTCGTCAGTAGCTGACGACGACGACTCTGGTGACGACGACGACTCATCTGATGATGATGATTCCTCTGATGACGACGATTCGGCCGACGACGACGACAGCGCGGAGTAAATGATGCTGACGGTGATGGCTCTAATATTGATGTTCATTTATATGTTGGAGCTTCACCGTCAGGTTACTCAAATAAGCGAACAAGTAACTCAACTACATCGCGATTTCATAGAAGACACAAATACAAGATACGGAGAGAAGATAGATGGCGAAAAGTAAATCAAAGGCGGGTAAGATCTCAATTGACGGCCTACGTTCTTTAATCAATAAGACTTCGGGCGTGGAAGTCGCTCATAACCTAAGAGAGGCAAATCCAACAGAAGTTAAAGAGTGGATTCCCACTGGCTCACGCTGGCTAGATTCTATTATATGTCGGGGCAGACTTGCTGGTATTCCAGTAGGCAAGATTTCCGAGATTGCTGGATTAGAAGCAACAGGCAAGTCTTTTATGGCTGCGCAGATTGCTGCTTCTGCTCAAAAGATGGGAATGGTGGTTGTTTATCTAGACTCAGAGTCAGCCATTGATCCAGAGTTCTTAGAGCGAGCAGGATGTAACTTGGAGGATCTGATTTATGTTCAAACTCAATCAGTAGAGCATGTTCTTGAAACTGTTGAAAACATCTTGAATACTGGAACCGAAAGAGTTCTTTTCATCTGGGACTCTTTGGCTTTGACACCAACTATTTCAGATGTTGAAGGAGACTTTAATCCACAGTCATCAATGGCGATGAAGGCTAGGATTCTATCAAAGGGAATGTCTAAACTTACAATCCCGATTGCGAATACTAGATCAGCATTCTTGGTTCTAAACCAGTTAAAGGTTAATATCCCATCTGGTCCAAATGCGCGTATTATCGCTATGACTACTCCGTATGTTACTCCTGGCGGTAAGGCGATGCATTATGCTTACTCACTGCGAATCTGGCTAACCGGACGAAAGGCAAAGTCTTCTTTCATTGAGGACGAAAGCGGCTTCCGCATTGGCTCAGAGGTAAAGGTAAAGTTGGAGAAGTCACGATTTGGAACACAAGGCCGAAACTGTGCTTTTAAGATTCTCTGGGGCACTAATGAAGTAGGAGTTCAAGATGAAGAGAGTTGGCTAGAAGCAATCAAGGGCTCGGATAATCTAAGGAATGCGGGAGCTTGGTATACACTCTTCTATGCTGACGGTAAAGAAGAGAAGTTTCAAAAGGCTCACTGGACTGAAAAGTTACAGAACGAAAACTTTAGAAACCGAGTGTTTGAGATTATGGATGAGGAAATCATCGGCAAGTTTGATAAAAGGGAGGGATCCGCTGAGGACTTTTACGACGTAGACAAAGAGTAGAATCTTAAACGGTTCTTGACAAACAGGCGGCTATGGGGTATTATAACTCCATAGCCGCTTCATATATAGGAGATTACAGATGAAGAGAGTAATGATTGTTGATGCCCTGAATGCTTATTTCAGGGCTTTTATTGTAAACCCAAGCATTTCCATCCACGGACAACCGATTGGAGGACTCAAGGGTTTCTTAGGGATCCTACAGAAGCTTTGCCGAGATATTAAGCCAGATAGTATTGTGATTATCTGGGATGGCCCCGGAGGCTCCCGCAAGCGCCGCGAACAAAACAAGAACTATAAAGCAGGAAGAAAGCCTATTCGGGTTAATCGCCCAAACAATCTTTCTCCAGAGCAGCAGCAGGAGAATATGGTATGGCAGCAGGTTCGCTTGCTTGAATACTTGAATGAACTACCAGTGATCCAGTTTCGTTTTGATGAGATCGAAGCAGACGACGTTATCTCCTATGTAAGCCGCATGTCTCATTATGATGGATGGCAGAAGGTTATTGTTTCTAATGATAAGGACTTCATTCAACTTTGTGACGATGAAACAGTCTTGTTTCGACCAACTCAAAAGGTAGTTCACAACAAGATGAATGTTGTAGAACAGTTTGATATTCACCCTCGTAACTTTGCTATTGCTCGCGCCATTGCCGGGGATCCATCCGACAATCTTGATGGAGTTCCAAGAGCAGGATTGAAATCTATCGCAAAAAAGCTTAATTTTTTGAGGGAAGATAAAGACGTAACATTACACGAACTTTTTGATTTTTGCGAAAATATTGACTCCAAAGCAAAGTTTTTTACGAACATTTTAAGTCACAAGGATGTAGTTATTAGTAACTATAAACTTATGCAACTGTATGCGCCCGCTATTTCGTTGCAAAGCCAAGAAAAGGTTCATTATACCCTAAACAACTTTGAGCACGACTATAATAAGACCGAGATTCTTCGAATGATGAATCAGGACGGTTTTGGTGTTTTTAACTGGGAGGATTTACACGCAACTATGAATAGAATTTGTATTGACAAAGCATTGGTGAAGGAGTAAGATGTGGCTATGACTCAAACGATTATTGGAAAGCCTGAGAACTCTAGTTTCTCAAAGTATGGAAAGTCCTTTCAAGAAAAGCTTTGTATGGTGATACTAGATGACCGTGCTTTTGCGGATCAGATAGAAGAAGTGCTAGATATTAACTTTTTAGAGTTGAACTATCTTAAGTTATTCTTAAACAAAGTATTATCTTACCGCGTAAAGTATGGAGTTCATCCCTCACGCGACATTATGAAGACTATTCTTCGTTCTGACTTGGACAATGAAAATGAGCTTACTGCAAAGCAAGTAAGAGAGTTCTATGTTCGATCACAAATCACAGATCTAACGGATATTGATTATATCAAGGATACATCGCTAGATTTCTGTAAAAAGCAGAATCTTAAGTCTGCGATGGTTAAGTCTATTGGCTTGCTACAATCATCATCATTTGATGAGATTTCAAAGGTGATAAATGACTCACTTAAGCTTGGAATGGACAATGAAGAAGGATATGATTGGAAGAGAGACTTTGAAGAAAGGTTCAAACCAAAGTTTAGAAACCCGATTTCTAGCGGATGGGATCTGATTGATAATATCAGCAAGGGCGGATTAGGACAAAAGGAACTTGGGGTGGTTATTGCTCCAACTGGTGCCGGAAAGTCAATGGCTTTGGTTCACTTAGGAACAGAAGCCCTTCGTGCTGGTAAAACAGTGGTTCATTATACCTTAGAACTTCAAGATACAGTGGTAGCATCACGTTATGACTCCTGTCTTACTAAGATTCCACTAGGAAGCCTTACATCCTTTAAAGAGAAGATTTATGAAGAGGTTCAGGACATTGAAGGCAGACTGATTGTAAAGGAATACCCAACAAAGTCAGCCAGCACGCAAACAATCCGAAATCACTTGGAAAAGTTGCGAATGCGCAATATTGAAATCGATATGATTATCATTGATTATGGTGATCTATTGCGTCCAGTTAGATACCAGAAAGAAAAGAGAAACGAACTAGAATCCATCTACGAAGAGTTGCGTGGTCTTGCGTCTGAATACGAAGCGCCAGTTTGGACTGCTTCACAAACAAACAGATCCGGCTTAAACGCAGAAGTCATTACAATGGAATCTATTTCAGAAGCGTTCAGTAAATGCTTTGTCGCTGATTTTATCTTTAGTATTTCACGAACTGTGGATGATAAGGTCGCCAACACTGGTCGTCTCTTTATAGCAAAGAATCGTAATGGTCCCGATGGGATTGTCTTTCCATTATTTATGGATACAAGCACAGTCAGTATTAAGGTACTGGAACAAAGCGAGGAAGATGAGAATGTAGAAGTGAATGCTACAAAGTACAAGCAGACACTTGCCGAGAAATACAAGAACTTTAAGAAAAACAAAAAGGAATAATAAAAATGTACAATGAGGAACAAGTAAAAGAAGCAACACTAGCTTATTTTAATGGTGACGAACTAGCCACAAATGTCTTTATGACAAAGTATTGTTTAAGAGACAAGAAAGGCAACTATGTTGAGAAAACACCTGATGATATGCATAGACGCCTTGCGGCAGAGTTTGCTCGTATGGAAGATAAGTTTGGGGATACAGGTCCCACTGAAAACGAGATCTATTCTTTCTTAAAAGACTTCAAATACATCGTTCCTCAGGGTTCTCCTATGATGGGCGTGGGAAATGATTATGTTAATGTTTCGCTCTCTAACTGCGTGGTTGTTGACAATCCTCAGGACTCTGTTTCTTCTATTATGGATGCCGGTAAAGATATTGCTAATCTATTTAAGCGTCGTTGTGGGGTTGGTCTGGATATTTCTGATTTACGTCCCGAAGGCGCTCCCGTTAACAACTCTGCTCGCACTACAACTGGCGCTTGGTCTTTTGCTGATTTTTATTCTTACGTCTGTCGTATGATCGGACAGAATGGTCGTCGCGGTGCTCTAATGCTTTCAATGGATATTCGCCATCCGGATATTCAAAAGTTTGTTAGAATGAAGCACGATCTTACAAAGGTCACAGGAGCCAACGTATCTGTTAAGATAAGCGACAGTTTTATGGAAGCAGTTGAGAAAGGAGAACAGTTCACTTTACAGTTCCCGGTTGATGCTGAAACTCCAACACATTTAAGCGAGGTTAATGCTGTTGAACTTTGGAATGAGATTGTAGAGTCTGCTACAAAGACAGCAGAGCCTGGACTTCTTATGTGGGACAACATCACAAAGAACCTTCCAGCACATTCTTACCCACAGTTCCAAACAAAGACAACAAACCCTTGTGGAGAGATTCCTCTTTCTGCTTATGATTCTTGTCGTTTGATTTCTTTAAACCTCAAACATCTCGTTACAGACGCCTTTACAGACAAAGCAGCATTTGACTTTAATAAGTTAAAGCAGATTGTTGCTGTTGGTATGCGACTTTCTGACGATCTTGTAGAGTTAGAGTTGGAGAAGTTACAGAACATCCGGAATGTAGCAGATTCGGAAGATGAAAAGGTTTTATGGACAAAGTTATACGATGCCGCCGCCAATGGTCGCCGCACAGGCTTGGGGACACATGGTCTTGCTGATGCTGTTGCTAGAATGAACTTGTCGTATGACTCTGATGAGGCTGTAACCTTGATTGAGCAGATATATGAGATTGTTAGAGATACGGCTTACACAGAAAGTTGCTATCTTGCGCAAGAGCGCGGAGCATTCCCAGCATTTAACTGGGAGACAGAAAGCAACAACGCTTACATTCAGCGTCTTCCACAAGAGATACAAACTTTGATCCAGACGACTGGACGACGTAACATTTCTATTCTTACAAATGCCCCAACTGGTTCTGTTTCTATTATGTCGCAGACTTCATCTGGTTTGGAGCCTGTATTCAAGAACTTCTACATTCGCCGTCGTAAGTTGTCTCACAATGAGTTGGGTGTTGAAGCAGATTTCGTTGATGATCTAGGAGATCGTTGGTTGGAGTATAAGGTATTCCACCACAATGTTCGCGAATATCTCAATCTAATGAAAACAGAGGATATTCCAAGCTTCTTTGTAGAATCTGATTCTATTGACTGGTCACAGCGAGTCGTTATTCAAGCCGCGATCCAAAAGTCTATTGATCACAGCATTAGTTCTACTATCAATCTTCCAAAGGGCACATCCCCGGAGGTTGTTGGAAAACTATACCAGCAAGGTTGGAAGATGGGGTTGAAAGGCATTACTGTATATGTTGACGGATCCCGAACAGGAGTTCTATTAACCGAGTCAGAAAAAGAAGAGAAAGAAGCATTTCCACAGTATTCCGCACCTAGACGCCCGGAAGAACTGGAATGTGATATTCACCACACTACTATCAAGGGTGAAAAGTGGGCGATTGTTGTTGGATTATATGAAGGCAAGCCATACGAGTTAATGGGTGGTCGTTCTGATTTGATCGAGATCCCAAGAAGTAGAGTTACAGGATTTTTGGTTAAACACCGATTTAAGACAAAAAACTCTGTTTATGACTTGCGCATCGGAACGAATGGTGATACAGTTATCGTGAAGGACCTAGTAAAGACCTTTGATAACCCGAACCACAGTGCTTTCACTCGTATGATCTCACTTGGTTTGCGTCACGGAGCAAACATACAATATGTTGTAGAGCAGTTACAGAAAGACAAGGACTCTGATATGTTCTCGTTTTCAAGATGTATCGCTCGTATATTGAAGAACTACATTCCTGATGGACAGGAAGCAACAGAGAAGACTTGTCCCGAGTGTGGTGAAGATGGTTTGGTTTATGTTGAAGGTTGTGTAACTTGCACCTCTTGCGGTTTTGCAAAGTGCGGATAGGAGATAAAATGAACTTTGTACCAGTAAACAATTACCTATACATTAGGACAATAGATGAAGAAGACGACAACACAGGAATCTTGCTTCCACAAGATTATCGATCAGTGGAATCACCACACGCAGTTGCCGAGTTATTACAAACTCACACAACTGCTAATAATGTAATGTGGGCTCGCGGTATTCATTTGGTTGTTGAGGCACATATGGTGAAGGACATACAATATAACGGAGATACTTTCACGGTTGTTAAGGAAAACCACGTAATAGGGATTTTATCCGATTAAACAACTATTTAAGTTGTTGAGTAAAATAGAAACTTAGCAGAACATCCTAGGATTAATAAAATGAAGCTTATAATGGAAAACTGGCGCAAGCTTCTTAAAGAAGAGATTGAACCTGTTGGCGATCAGCGCGCGCGAATGGCGGCTGCCCACGGCCGGCCCATGGGAGTCTATAATTCTGGACTTAGCCCTGAAGTCAAGAAGGGCACAGAACTTTTTTGGTATGAGACTGCTGATGGCGAACATGTGCCTGTAGAAGATCCCCGGTTCGGT